CACCTGACTATAATCAACTAATATCATATTAAAATGCTCCCAGCAAAATACATTCTTCATTGACACGACCATTCGGTACAGTTACCGTAGTGGTTAATGGTTTCATTGCACCATTCAATGGTCGCTTGCCCAATGTCAATCCCTTAAAGAATACATCTGGCTTACGCAACATCTGTGTTTTGGATTCTTTCACATCGAATCCGATAATTGTCGTACCCTTAACTGTAAGCACATCATTGATTGCTTTGTAAACAGTTACCTTACGATACTTCGTGTTGTATACCCATACTTCAGACGATCCAACAATCGTCTCTGGTTTTATTGACTTGAGATTCAACTCAGCAAACTCTTTCATATACTTCATCTTGGCAACCACTTTGCTTGCTGGTTGTGGCTTACGCTTACGTGGTGCACGATTCGCTTTGGCAGTCTGCACTTGTTGTTGGCAGTCAGCAATAATTTCTTCAACGAACTCAGCAAACTTCTTTAGTTCTCTACGTGTTAGGTATGAGTAACCCTCAGTGAGTTGTTCATCTTCACCATCGAGTGCTTCACGTAATTCTTGTGCTGTTCCAACAAACAATTCACCGATTCGTTTAGCAATGGGTGATGCAACTTCGTGCTTCAGTAGATAGTTCTTGGCAGAGAAGTTATTCTTACCTCGTGTAATAATCCACTCGTCAATTGCACCCTCGAACTCACCAGCATGTTCTCTGGCTTTTTCTTCCATGCGTTCTTGAATGCTAATCACGTTTGTTGGTGCTTTTACAACTTCAACTTCTTCGATATATTTCTTGGCATCTTCCAATAAGTCTTTCAACTTGTTTGTGAAGAATGGACTATATGAAGTCAATTGTTTCAAGTCTGTCTGCTCATTTGTCATGAGACGACACAACGATCCAAATGTCGTAAATTTGTAGTCGGGGAGTTTCTTGAGTTGTTTAGCAATCTTGGGTTCTTTCTTTGAGAAGAACTCAATCGTAAACATCTTCTGTTCTTTTGCACCAGTGTGCGTAGAGTAGTAACCCAACGCACGACTCAGACTGGTCGTAAAATCAATCTGGTCGATTGTTGGTTCGAACTTCTTTTGTGATGCAAGAATTGCTTGGTTCTTTGCACGACGCTTTGCAGTATTCACAGCCATAGGTTTGTAACCTCCATAATATAATATCTATTATACCGCAATGTGCAATTAATGTCAAGCACTATTTTGCAGTGATTTTCTCGTATAGTTCCACGAAGTCCTCGTGGTCTGCAACTTCCTGCGCTAGATTCTGTTTGTGGAATGTTTTTGCAATCTTGGAAATAACTTTCTTGGGAATTTGCAATGTATCAGATTGTTCTTTGACGATCTCTTTAATCAGATCTCGTTCTGCTTCTGAACGCAACATGGAGTTGCTAATCTCTTGAATAGCCCCTTGCAAATCTTTCTTCTGTTCAGGTGTTAATGCGTAATTCATGATTTGCTCCTATATGTAAAACCAGAACTGCCACTAACAACACCACTAAGAATCAATGCAGCACACCATGTATCAAATGTCAATGGAATTGCTAGCACTGGAAATAATGCGTTGAGTGAAAATATAATTGCAACTGGCATAATAAATGCCACTGCAACAACGATTGCCAATAAGATTAAAATTTTCATAGTTCAAAACTCACTTTCGTTACGGAGTCCCAGCGGAAGGATCTCCATTCTTGTTTTTCTGTATCGAAGACACGTACTGCGGATCCAGAATCCTTGCTACTGGTTCCTTCACTTTTGGGTTGCTTGTCTGTTGGAATTCGTCCTTCACAGAGAGTGCATCGCATATCTCTAAGTGTACCATCTTTTTTGGTAAAAGTAACGCACAGATCTTTGATGTTTTCATCGTGGAGAACTCCGAGTGTCCATGTTTTAAATTCGTCAAACTCTTTATCCGTTTTGAACACTGTTTGCATCGTCAAATCTCGCTTTCAAATCATTAATAATTGGTCCAAAAAAATCTTTGAACTCACGTGGGTCAAAGAATGATGTATGCCCACTGTCAATAATAACTTTACCATTTTCATTGGTTAGTTTATTTTTGATTGTGAACTCTATCGTGGCATAACCAGTATTTAAGTTATGCTCTTTGATAATTATAGTCTTCAACAGACCATCGGATCGTCCGAACTCGTATACTTTATTCAAACTCATTATTTACCTTCTTATGTTTAGGTTGACGAATGTACTGAACCTTGCTCTCCACTTTTCTCATACGATATTTTGGAGTGCGTAAATCCTTTGCAATTGGATTTCTAGGTTTCATTGTCTTATTATACACGATCTTTCCTTACAAGGCAAATTTCTTTAACACTTCCTTTGCATCTTTACAGTCACCCATCAGATTATCCATCTCTGCGAGAAGAATCATTTCTTGCAAACTTTCTGCAAGAGTCTGGTCTTCCTCATCCAATAGATTATACCATTCCTCGTATTCCTCTAGTGTTTCAAGAGACCACATATGGTCTAGCATCTCCACTTGATACTCAGTTAGGTTATGAATCTGAATCATACCATTTCCTTAATGTTTGACCACTTGGCTAACTTTGCTCGTTTGGCTTGTGCTGCATTAGCAACCGCACCAGCATCAATGATTTCTTCTTCAGTCATCATTTCAATCATGCAAAGTAAATCACCAATTTCTTCTTCGAGTCGTTCACGATTCGTTGAGCCAAGATGTTCTCCATCAACTCCGAATCGGAATACTTTACTTATCGCTTGCGCAACTTCAGCACACTCTTCTTGACAGATAAGCATTATCTCTTCCTGTCGTGCCGACTTCATTCTATTCACCACAAACTTATTCATAATCACCTTTCAAAATTAGTGCTGGTTTTTCTTTATAGTCTGTAACCAGCAAAAATAGACTGCATCAGTTTATGACTCTTTCTTTATAGTCTCTCAGTCAAAGGACGCAACGACCTGTAGATGTAGACTGCTGTTTTGGCTAGTTTAAAGTCTTGCCACGGATATCCCTCCATTAAGACTTTTATCATCGAGTGTAAACTGAAAATTTCTCAGCGTCTCGTTTTAAACATGTCAATGCCATTGCATCATATCTTGGACCACGAAACCTATAGCGGAGTCCTTTAAAATTCTTTTTCAACTGTGCCTGCACTTCTGCAAGTAAACTGATAGGAATGTTTTTGTACAGTGCTCGTTCGCCACGACACTGAAACTGTTGTAGGTTTATTCCCATGATTTCTTATCTCCAAATCGTTCGTTGAATTCATAACCCATGAAGTACGCACGCATCTCTGCGATACTCATGTCTTTGGGTTCAACTCGGTCACCATTGTAACTTCCCTCAGGATACCAATGTGGGTCTTGTGGACGATGGTAGTAATTATCAGCTGCACCACGATCAAAAGGACTACCATGAGTACGATCAAAAATCTGACCACGATACTCAACTGTATTCTTTTCTTCAATAATCATATTCATTATGCTTCTCCATAATATTGAGCATCATCGTTTGCACATTCATCGGCATATGACAAAAACTCGTGTTGTTTTTCAATTTCCAAATTCTCTCGTTGTTCAATCAATTGCTCAGCGAGATCAAAAGAAATACCAAATGTAGCAACCAGATATTTGATTGACATACCCTGCTCAACGGCATCCATAACATCAGCATGTAATTCAGACATTTTACTCATAATTATACCTTTGAAATTTGAACATCATAAGAAACACGATTCATCTTGTGGTCATACACTGTCATCGTTGATGCAATACCGATTGCATTAAACATATTTTCAAACAACTGACGAACAACTGTATTCACACCAACTGAATCACCAACACCACGTTTGATAGCTGCACCTGTAGTATAAAAAGATACACCATTTACAATCACACGATATTTCATAATCAATCCTTACTCAAATTCATAAAATTTTACTGCTGGATCCAACTTCTTGAGTTGACTTGCAGCATAGACTAACTCTTTGTATTTTGCGTTAACCACACTTCGTGGAAGTTCACCATCGCAAGTCAAATTCTCAGGACTCAAATCAGAGTCAATACAATCTGCAACACGCTGACGATCAGCATGAGTGTCTAAACAATATTGAGTGCTTTTGAAGATAGCATTCCATTGGTTTTTCTTAGCGATGTAGGCATTTAATTGCTTCATTTTCAGTTCCTTTTCAATTTTCATACAACTATTATACAGCAATATGCAATTAAAGACAAGCACTTTCTGCAAATAAAAAACCCCTGTATCTACAGGGGTTTAGGAGGGTTAATAACCCTACGAGTTGTGGGGTTATCCTAAGTTAGGTTATTTTTGAAGATTTTCCAAGCATTTTCCCAACTCCATCGCTGGCTACCCTTTAGCACTCTATCCCTATTTAACTGTAAACACCCATCTATGGCATCGCTAAGATTCTCGTTCATGAAACCAGTCTCTGCTTGATCAATAACATCTAATGGTCCATCGCATGGGAATGCAGCAACTGGTGTTCCACAAGCCATTGCTTCGATCATTACAATACCAAATGTTTCCCACTGACTAGGAAATACAAACACTTCAGCGTTTGCGTAGTATTTTGCTAGGTCAACACCAGTCTTAAATCCAGTGAAGATTACCTCAGGATATTGTTTCTTATATGTTTCAAGCATTGGTCCATCACCGACCATAATTTTGTAGTATCCAGGATATTCAAGTTGAAAGAATTTCTCTAAATTCTTTTCTTTACTTACACGAGAAACACAAAGTAGATATTTCCCATTGATGTTATCGTTTCTGTGGGATGGGTTGAATATTTCTCTATCAACACCACGAGTCCATGGAATGACTTCTCCACCAAACCCATGTGCCTTAAGATCTTTGACCATTGTATCAGTTGTTGTTAGCACTTTACCACTGTGCTTGTGAAACCAACGAACAAATCTCCATGTTATCCACTCAGGAATGCCAAATAGGGTTTTAAGTCCCTCAGGAAACTTAGTATGATAAGCAGTATTGTGGCTAATACCACGTTTTGAAAGATATGCTCTAGCCCACAAACCCAAAGTACCTTCGGTGGCGATGTGGATATAATCTGGATTGATCTCCTCAATCTTCGAGCCCACTTTCCATGGAATG